TGCTACGGCCTTCTCTAGAGCCCAGTCCATACCCTCATTGGCATCACCTGTTACCTTTTCACACACATCCAGAATGACGTTGCCGTGGCGCAGCGCGTAGCCTTTGCTATCACCGCCCTCATCCGATGGATCATGCGAAGCAAGAAGAGAACCCTCTGGCTTCCATCCAAGCTTAGTGTGAGCGTCGATGGCGGCATCAAACCAGTCAGGCTCAATAATACTATCCTGCACCGTATCTAAGTGCTTGCCCTCCCAGATGTGCTCGTACATAGCTCTGGGCAGGTTCTGCCGATCATGTATCCGCTCCTGTTCTAGCGGAGTCTTTACGAACCAGGGATTGTCATCAAAGTTCATGCGGATCACTAGGTGCATATCGTCTTCATATATCCCATCACGGTTAAGCTGCTTCTCGAATGGCTTGATAAAGCGCTCAGAGAAAGCATCAGTGCTTGACCGTGGATTACCAGACAGCCATATCTGACTGCCCTGCTCTCGGAGAGTGGGAGTGAGCGCCTTGAGGCTATCGGATGATATTGTCTGAGCTTCCTCAACCCAGAACAGGTTGAAACCGAACATCGACTTAACGCCCTCTACGTTGCGGGCCAGCCCCCTGAATTTGAAGGCTACCTCACCGTTAAAGAGTATCTGATTGTTCTGCACCTCAAAGTCTTCAAGCTCATAAGAGCCTATCTGAGACGCCAGGAGGCTATGCACCGAGTCATCTATGCTGTTCTGAAACTCTCTAAAGGCTCCGATCTTCTGGCCCTTGAGAGCTTTCAGGAGGCTCAGGGAGCCAAGCCCGTAGCTCTTGCCACTCCCGCGGCCACCGTATACAACAACAAAACGTTGCTTGGCGGTTAGTATTGGCAGTAGCTTGGGTGCTATCTGGAGATTCATTCAATCTCTACTGATGACTTCCGAATTCGTATAGCCCGGCTTTGCGCCTCGGCCTTATCCTTAGTTTTGTGGCCGCCGCCATCAATCGCTGTGCCTTTGTCGTTCTTGGCTATAGTCCCATCAGGCTCTACCAGCCTGTACCTCTTGCCTATACGCTTCACGCTAATCGGCATCTAAGTCTCCCGGGTTCACAACCTCAATGGTAACGTGATAGTCCTTCTCAATCGGCCTTCCCTCTGGTCCTGATATCTCCTGACGGCTCTTCTCTGTCCATCCCATCGTGTGGGACAAATACAGTTTCATCGACTGAAAATCACCCTCATCAAGCCCCTTGCGATACAGAGCCTCTATCATTCGAGTCCCGGCTTCCATCCGAGCCCGCTCATAAGTTTCACTTACTCGGCTATCACGTTTCATAATTCTGTCTAAGGTATTGAAACACATGCCTAAATGCTTAGCGAGCTGCTCCTTCGTAAGTGATGGTGCTAGCTTGCGTATAGTGTCTAACTCTTCATCTGTGATAACACGTTCTGGCTTAGCCATTTGAATTCCTTCCGCAGTAATCGGCGCCCGCTGGTATGCCTACATAGTCATGCCCGGTAGCTTCCCAGCGCCACCTTTCCTCGCATAACTCATCGCGTGGTACGCAGCAGGTCAGCAATAGAGCAAACAGTAATCTAGACATTTATAGCTCCCTGAAGTCATCTATCGGGATGTAGGCAGCGGGCTGTATGTCTTGAGGATCTCCGCGGTCCTTCCTCCCGCCCATCTTTATTACGCCCCTGCAGTGTAGCAGATCAGCGTATCCTATCTTGTCCTTCCATCGAACCACTAGAGTTACCGGGAGATTAGTTATACTACCCAGTTGCACAGAAGCATTGTATTTATCCAATGATAACATAAAGCTATCGAAGTCATTCATGTTGTACTTTCTCGTCTTAACCTCGATCCAAGCCACAATCTTACCGTTGCGCTCCGCAGCGTAGTCTACGCGATACTTGATAGGCAGCTTGTTTAGCTTAGTATTCCACGCAGAGGATATCCTACTCGCTACTTCGTTCTCATTCTTAAGGCTCTCTGATGTTTCGTACATTGGACGATTCATGTAAGTCAGGCTCCGTTTACAGGTTTTTTTGATCTCTGATCTCATTTCTTTTTCTTGCCAATTTGTATCTGCTATATTCCTTTGCGCGGATCACATCGCCCCTAGCCTTCGCGCTTTCATAAATCAGGCAGTAGGTAGCATCCTCATCCTTTGTCTTCTTGAGCAGCCAATCCGGGTCATGCGCAAGCTCATCGCTGAACAAGACTCCTGGCTTCAAGCCTAGCTCCTGCACTACATCGAGCCCGCTTACGCCGCAGGCGAAGCAATGAATAAGCACCTTGCCATCTTTTTCAGTCAGGCTGAGACTGGGATCTTTATCCTCGCCGTGGATCGGACAGCTCGCCCTGTAGCTAGCGCCGTGCTGCCTTACTCGGTTTAAGTGCGGGAGTATCTCAGCAAGCACGGGCGGGCCTCTTTGCAGTACGGATGTTGGTATAGGTGATAAAGCTCATCACATCCTTTGACTTGCAGACCTCTGGCGTTCGGTCCAAACCAACAGGCCAAACTCCAAACTTCTCACGATATTTATGTGATGCCCAGCCAGGGTTAAAGCCCTTCCGATGACAGTAGTCCATCAGCTCCGAAATCCAGCGCTGCTTCATCTGCTTGATGGTCTCACCGTCTGCCAGGACCAGCTTTGTGCCATCGTCTTTCAGCATCTTCGTATCTGCTGGCAAGATATATCCGCACTCACACCTACGACCCTGAAAGGCTGCAGTGCACTGCGGGCAAGTATGCGTGATCGGTTCCTTTTCTTCTTTCTTGACCTGCTCAGTTTCTTTGAATCGCTTCTCGCCGTCATCCAGAGACTCAGGCACGATATCTTCCGCAAAGCCGTGGAGGCTGACGTTACCCGCATGATCGAGATAGGTAGCCTTCTCCTTGCCTGCCGCGGTCCTAAGTATACGCCCAGCCCGCTGCTGGTAAGCTATGATGGACTTACAAGGAAAGCAGTCTATTAAGATTTCACAACCCGGGTCATCCCAGCCAACACCTAGCAGCCGAGAGCACGAGAGAACCTTATAATCGCCACGCTCAAAGTCACGATAAAGCATGTCACGCTCTTCTTGTGGCGTATAGCCATCAATGTGAGCCGCTGGTATCCCTGCAGAGTTGAATTGCTCAACAAGGTTCTTGCTGTAGGCGATGTTTGGTGCAAATGCCACAGCCCTGCGCGTTAAGCCGTTACTATGGTCGCGGTAATTATCAACAATACTCCCGGTAAGCTCGATGTCATCAGACATGCGATTACCCAGCTCCTCCGGGTCATAATCACTACCACCAGTCGTAAGTGCCTTTGTCCTTATACCCTTCGTATCTACACTTTTACCGACATAGTAGTCACAATTCGCTAGCCAGCCCTGCTCTTGCAGCTGCCTAGTAGTAATGGGCACAACAACATCGCTGAATATCTTGCCGAGTCCCTTACTGAAAGGTGTAGCCGTCAAGCCTACAACGGGCACCGCGTTCCAAACCTCTAACTTTTCAACGAGCGACTTGTACATCACATGAGCCTCATCGACAATAATTAGATCAGCGTCAGGCCAATCTTTGCGCTTGACCAGAGTCTGCACTGAGGCAATTTGTATGGGTGCTTTATAGCCATCTGATAGGTGATGCTGCGCTTGGATCACGCCAAACTCAAGTCCGTGCTCTGCGTAAGCCTCAATTGACTGCTCCACTAGCTTGATGCGATCACAAACAAATAGGACTCGCTTGCCCTTCTCTACCGCTGACTTAGCAATCGCAGCCGCGGTAATCGTCTTACCAAACCCGCAGGGAGCCGCCAGTATTACCCGGCGATTACCCTGCGATATTGAGTCCCGCACCATCTCTATGGCTTTCAGCTGATGCTGTCTTAAATCCATATCAACACCATTAACATAAACGAAAGCATTATCGCGTGGGCTCCCATCAGTGCCCAAAATTCTATATTTTTATTGTGCCTCATCGTACCCCCGGACAATTTTTGCTATTTTTTTTGGACTTTTGTCCGTGACTTAAACCGACCAGCCTGCTAGCACGATTAGCATCATCAAGGTGACAATCGCGCAGCTTCCGACAAATGCAGTGAATTCTTTCATGCCTCCACCCTCATTGGTACGCACATGCTATCCCACTCACCCCAAGCATCTCCCTCGTA